TTCCCGAACCCCGCCCCAATCAAAAAAGGTCGTCTGAAACTTTTCAGACGACCTTTGCTTTGACTTCCGACAGCTTGGGGATTTAAAACAGCCCGAGCTTATTTTTTAATCGCGGTACGCATATTGTCGGCGATGTGGGTCGCGCCGGCAGTCAGACCGGACATACCAATCAGCGATGCGGCGGCGAGTTTGATCAATTCTTTCATTTTGAGTCTCTTTCTTGTGTTTGTGTTGCGGATGTTATAGTGGATTAACTTTCAACCGGTACGGCGTTGCCTTGCCTTGTCCTGATTTAAATTTAATCCAATATATCGTCGGATCGGCTGATTATTTGCCGGCTTCGGCGATGTTTTTGGCGGCGGTCGTCGCGCCGGCGGTCAGACCGGACATGCCAATCAGGGAGGCGGCTGCCAATTTAATTAAGTTTTTCATGGTCATCTCTCTTTCTTTTGTTCCCGCCGCCGAACTGGGCGGTCTGCGGTTCGCGCTTGTGTCGGCATCTGATGCCGGAATCGGTTGAAAGCCGAAAGCCGCTCCGCCGCGGGCGGGAAGGTTGTTTGTGGGGGTTTGGGAAGCGTTTAAAATATTTCGTTTGTTTTCAAATTATTTTTTTGCAGCGGTTTCGATATTGCGGGCAACCATAGAGGCTGAAGCGGTAACACCGGCCATACCGATTAAAGAGGCTGCGGCCAAGGTCAATAAATTTTTCATTTCGGGTAATCCTTTTACATATTAATCAAATGTTATTTAACAACATTTGTATTCGTCGTCGACATGTCTGCCATATCGACAGGTGTCATGATACCGCCTTAATTGATAAATTATACAGTTTTTTTGTAAAGAAAATAGCGGTATTAATGCTTTAATGTAATTATTTTGATAAATTATTTTTATTTTTGAAAATGACACCGATGTCTTGAAGAATGACACCGATGTCTTAGTTACAAGCCGATTACAAATTATTTATTTTAGAATAGATACTCTCGGATTTTTTGTTGCCAAATTACATCATTTTAGAAAATTTTTAAATTTTCCTTTTATTTTTCAATCAGATAAAAAACAACACTTTTCCGCTTGGATTTTGGATTTTTAGTCTAAGGCTATAATTGCCATTGCCATTTTTTAAATAACCCATCTATTTTACATAATGAGAAAATGTAAATTAGTTTTTAGAAAAACATAGTGAAAGCCTTGGGACTCTTGACTTTAAAGTTGTTTAATTTTATTTAACAGAATATAAGATATGTTAAATATACGAGGGCGCCAGAGATTAAAAAACACCCCCCTCCTAGATTAAAAAAACCTCCCCCCACATCATAAAAATTTACCCCCCTACCTCTTAAAAAGAAAGGCCCCTCCTTAGATGAATACCCCCCATGAAAGACCGGACCGGAGCGGTCCTCACAGAGTTGCTTTTGAAAAGAATAAAAATATTATTCTCAAAACAAGAAATACTTGTGGGATTTGTGGACTACCAGTTGACAAATCCTTGAGGTACCCACATCCATTAAGTCCGGTCATTGACCACATTATTCCAATCAATCGTAACGGTCATCCATCAGATATTCAAAACTTGCAGTTAGCCCACTGGCAATGCAACAGACAGAAGTCTGATAAGTTATATGCTGACGATAGGTCAGCCAATGCTACTGTTGTAGGTAATCGCAACCTGCCACAGTCAAGAGATTGGACAAAGTACAGAGCTTGAAGAAGCCAAAAAAAGAAAAATTATATTATTTTTTAAAAACATCAAAAATAATAATGAATGCTTAGAATTTGAAAAAATAACAGATATGTGTGAAGTAAGTCCTAGCAGAGGATAGGGGGGGTATCCCCCTCCCACTAGGCGCTCGAGGGCTTCACGCCGTCACTGTACATTTTTTCTCGCGCCAAATCATCATTATGGAAGGAGAACGGTTTGGAATTAAGAGGGATTGAGTATCTTAGGAGAAAGTTGAATCTCTATCAGAGTAGAGTCAATCTGAGATACAAGCATTATGCGATGCAACACTATGAAGCGCCGACGGGAATCACAATTCCTCCACAAGTCAGGGCGAAGTACCGAGCTGTTCTTGGTTGGGCTGCAAAGGGAGTTGATAGTCTTGCAGATCGTTTGATTTTCAGGGCATTTGCTAATGATGATTTTAATGTTACACAAATCTTTAATCGGAACAATCCTGATATATTCTTTGATAGTGCTATTTTAGCTGCGCTGATTGGTTCGTGTAGTTTTGTCTACATTTCGAAGGGTGAAGATGATGAGGTGAGGTTGCAAGTCATTGAATCAAGTAATGCAACTGGTGTCATTGATCCTATTACTGGGTTGCTTGTAGAAGGTTATGCGGTGTTGGCTCGTGATGATTACAATCGTCCAATTCTTGAAGCCTACTTCGAGCCTAATGCTACTCATTTTGTTCCGAAAAATGGAGATCCTTACTCGGTTACGAATGAAACGGGTATTCCTCTGCTAGTTCCGGTCATTCATCGTCCTGATGCGGTCCGTCCTTTTGGTCGGTCTCGTATTACCAGGGCAGGAATGTATTATCAGAAATACGCTAAGCGAACTTTAGAGCGAGCTGATATTACAGCAGAGTTCTATTCGTGGCCACAGAAATACATTCTTGGACTTGATCCTGATGCAGAACCTATGGAGAAATGGAAAGCTACTGTATCGAGCTTGTTGACGATTTCTTCTAGCGATAAAGGAGAGAAGCCGAGCGTTGGGCAGTTTACCACTGCTAGCATGTCACCTTTTACAGAACAGCTCAGAACTGCTGCTGCTGGATTTGCTGGCGAAATGGGGCTGACATTAGATGACCTTGGTTTCGTTTCAGATAATCCATCATCTGTGGAAGCCATCAAGGCTAGTCATGAGAATTTGCGTTTAGCTGGGCGGAAGGCTCAGCGCTCACTAGGTGCTGGATTGCTAAATGTGGCTTATGTTGCTGCTTGTTTGCGTGATGAGTTTCGTTATACTAGGAGTCAATTTGTGAGAACCGCAGTCAAATGGGAACCATTGTTTGAAGCGGATGCGAATACGATGACTATGATCGGTGACGGTGTTGTCAAACTAAATCAGGCATTACCTGGTTACATCAACGCAGAAACCATTCGAGACCTTACTGGTATCGCTGGAGACATGTCAGCTAAACCAGTTGGAAGCGAGGGTGGTTCAAATGGAGAATGATGTTTTACCTGGCATCTTGCAAGAGGTTCAGGAGAGGTTTGAACGAGATTTTGGTAAGAGTGAGATTGTCAGAAATGCTTTTGCTGCGTTGAAGTCAAAAAAAGCCACTTACAAAACAGCAAATGAGTTCGCGATTGAAATTGGCGAGATTCTTTCTAAGGCTCTAGGAGCGTCTCTGAGCGCCGACAAACTACCAGACGGTAAAATGTATTACAATATCGCTCAGCGTTTGCTGACGGACGTGCTAGGACGAAATCACGAGCTTGTGAGTGGTTATGCTAGTGATGTTCAGAAGAATTTGAACCAGGAAGCGAAAATCGGTCTGAAAGTTCAAGTTCCTGAATTAAATCTGGATCGAATAGCTGGCATTGTCAATCGCTTTTCGTCTGAGGAAAATTTCGAGGATGTCAGTTGGTTGCTCGGTGAACCTATTGTGAATTTTACCCAGTCTATTATTGATGATAGTATCCAGAAAAATGCGGAGTTTCATCATCAGTCTGGTTTACAACCAGAGATTGTTAGAAAATCTTATTTTCATTGTTGTGAATGGTGTCAGGAAGTTCAAGGGAATTATAAATATCCAAGAGTTCCGAAGGACGTTTATAGAAGGCATCAGCATTGTCGTTGTATTGTAGACTATGATCCTAAAAATGGAAAAATTCAGGATGTTTGGAAGAAAATTTGGCGAAAAAAAGATGAAAGTGATAAAATTGAAGCAAGGAAGGATATAAATAACAATTCTCAAATGAGCGAAGTGAGAAAGCTAGCGCTACAGAACGGAATTTCTTCAAATCCTATCAAAAAAAGCCGTAACAAATTGACTGAGGAACAAATAGTCGAAGCTGTTAGTGGTGGAGACAAGACAAGAGGATCTTGTTCATCAGCAGCATTTGCTTATATTGGGAACAAAGGTGGCTATACTGTCTTAGATTTTAGAGGAGGAAAGAGTTGTGATTTCTTTTCTCGAGATAGTAGAATTAAAATGATTGGGAGCCTTCCAGGAGTGGAAATGCATGTTGCTAAATATACAAATGATTTTACTGCAGTAAGAGAACTGATGAAAAATGTAGAAAATGGGAACGAATATTACCTAGCAACAGGTAGACATGCAGCAATC